GGATTCCAGATTCTCGGAATCCCGGTTGTCTTGGACGCAAATATGCCGACAAACCTCGGAGCAGGAACAAACGAAACCGCGGTCATCGTCGGAAACTTTGACGAGTCCTACATCTTCGAGGACAACTCAGGTACACCGCTATTCGTGCGCTTCGAACAACCCGACGGCAACATTGCAATCCGGACCGTCGTGTTCGGCTTCTCGGCTTACACCGCCGGCAAGTACCCCGCCGCGTTCTCGGCAATCACCGGAACCGGAATGATTGTCGCTAACTACGCATAGTCACCCGCCTAGAACTTGGTCGAGCACATCGGCCAAGTCTTAGGATGGCACCATGAACAATGAAGCACATCTCCAAGCCTTAGAAACAGAACTCGCCGGGTACATCCGGCGCGGACTAACAGATCGGGCGAGGCAAGTCCAACAAGAACTCCTCCGACTTGGACGCCCGACGGTCACTTTGCCCGCCGTGGATGTGCCGTCCGAGTCGGGGAGTACCCCCACAACACCCGCCACAAGCGTCCAGAAGCCTCCCACGGCGTCAAAGACCAAGCCCGAGACAAAGACACCCACAAAGAGGAAGAAGCCCTAAATGGCGATCACCGACGGCTACACCACTCTCGCCACGTTGAAGGCATACCTCAAAATCGACGACACCGTCGAGGACACCATGCTCGAGGACATTATCGAAGCATCCTCACGCTCAATTGACCAAATCGCTAACCGTCATTTCTACGCCGAAACAACCGCCACCGCTAGAACCTTTCGACCGGTCGGCAATATGCGCGTCATCACGGACGACATCTCAAGCCTCACCGGACTTATTCTCAAAACGGATCCGAACTCCTCCGGCGTTTACCAAACGACACTCACAATCAACACCGACTACATCGCCGAACCGACAAACGCCCTCACAAAAGGCCGCCCGATCAACTACCTCACAATCGTCGGCGGAACCGCTCTATCTCTGCCGGTCAACTACCGCCCACAAGTTGAAGTCACCGCTAAATGGGGATGGCCCGCCGTACCCAACGACATCGAACAAGCAACCCTCATTCTCTCGGCCGACTACTACAAGCGCAAAGACTCAATCGGCGGAGTCCTTGGACTCTCAGAACTAGGCGCGATTCGTATGTCGCCACTCGGCCGAGACATTCAAGCAATCGTCCGCGCATACCGTCGAGAATTCTTCGCGTGATCGTCTCAACCGTCCGAACGGCACTCAAAACCGCAATCGCCCCGGTCGTCGGACGCGTCTTTGACTACGTCCCCGACCAAGTACCGACACCATGCGCCGTAGTGGGCAACTTGACCCTCATATTCGACGAAGCCCAAAACCGCGGCCTCGACCTAGCCCAAGTTGACATCCTCATCATCGTCTCACGCATGAACGAACGCGGAGCCCAAGACAAACTCGACGGCTACCTCGCCGGTACTGGAGCCGGAAGCATCAAAGCCGCCCTCACGACTAACATGACCCTCGGCGGCGCGGTCTCAACTCTCCGAGTCGTTCGTGCCGCACCGATTACAATCGAAGTAGCCGGCGTCACGTTCTTCGCCTACCAATACGAACTCGAAATCTTCGGATAGAAAGCAGAAACCAATGGACTACAAAATTATCCACGCGATCACGCTCGGCGACCCCGGCGACAAAGTCTCAGAAGCCCAACTATTAGAAGCGGGCGTCAACATTGACGCTCTAATCTCTAGCGGTCATCTAGAATCAAGCAAGACGGCCACAAAGACCGTCTCAGAGCCCAAGGAGTAACTCATGGCGCAATATATCCCAATGACCCAAGTGACCGTCAATAGCGTGGTCATGAATGACCACATAGTCTCCGCGGTCCTCCAGAATTCAAAAGAATCTCAGGACATCACAACACAGGCCGACACCGGACGAGTATTCGCCGCCGGTCTTGTCAACTTGACCGTCACCCTCGAAGTACAACTCGATCAGGCCGCCGCCAACACGACCGCCACACTCGAAGGACTTGTCGGAACACGAACCACGATCATCATGAAACCTCTTTCCGGTGCTACATCAGCGACGAACAGGGCTTACACGATAAGTAATGCGTACCTCGAAAGTTTCAACAGTATCGACGGCACCCTCGGGTCGATTGCAACTAGCCAAGCCGTTTTTACAGGAGGCTCCCTCGCAATTGCGAGCGCCTAAATCATGATCCCAAACACGAAAATCACCGTCACGCACACAGACGGAACGACCGGGACCTATCCCGTGACTCCGTGGATCATCGACCAATGGGAAAAAATGTCCGGATCGTCTTGGTTCAAGATGATCCACACCATTACCGACATGGAAGCCGGGAACATGAACCTCCTAGCGTTCCTCGCCGAACGTCAAGCCGGCCTCCCGGTCGCCGCATGGCGTGAAGCGTTCATCCAGTCACTCGCCTCCCTACCGATGATCGAGTTGGCAGACGACCCAAAAGAAACCCCAGAGAGTTCAACCGCTACATCTGCCAACTAGCAATCGCTACCGGTATCTCACCGAAGGCGCTCCTCGAGGAAGATGTTGACACGTTGAACAACCTCATCGACGTCCTTCAAGAACAAAACCAAAAGAGATAACTAGATGGCGCTCAACAAATACCAAAAGCAAGCCGCCGCCGATTACCGCTCCGGAGTCCTTGGTGATCGCGGAGGCAAAATTGAAATCGACGGACTACGTCAAGTTCAAAAGGCACTTCGAAACGTGTCACAAGAATCCCGCGACGACATGAAAGAAACACACCGTCAAGCCGGACAGATCATTGTCGACGCCGCCACCCCACTCGTACCCGTCGAATCCGGCGCGTTACTAGCAAGCATCAAATCAGCACCACTACAACGCCAAGGACGCGTCCGTCTCGGATCCGCCTCGCTACCATACGCCGGTCCCATTCACTTCGGATGGCCCGCTCGAGGCATCGCCCCCAACCCATTCATCTACGAAGTTCTAGACGGCCGCCGCGCCGAAGTATCAAGACTGTACGAACAAAGAATCGACGAGATCATCAAGAAGAACGACCTAGAGTAGAATCCCGCCATGGCTAAAGCGATCAACATCGTCATCTCGGGCAACGCGGCCCCACTTCGTAAGGCCCTAGACGAAACCGACGACCTCTTCAAAAAATCATTCGGAGGAATCGAGAAAGTAGCCCTAGCATCCGCCGCCGCAATCGCCGGAGCCGGAGCCCTCGCATACTCAGCCATTCAAGACGCCGCCGACCTCGGCGAAACACTCTCAAAAGTTGGCGTCCTCTTCGGAGACAACGCCAAAGAAATCGAAAAGTTCGCCGGTAGCGCCTCCCGTACCCTAGGACTCACAAAACAAGCCGCCCTCGACGGCGCGGCCACATTCGCAACCTTTGGAAAATCAGCCGGCCTAACCGGAGACCAACTATCAGGATTCTCGACCAAATTCGTCACCCTCGCCGGCGACCTAGCCTCATTCAACAACACCACCCCAGAAGAAGCCATCAACGCAATCGGATCAGCCCTCCGAGGCGAAGCCGAACCTCTCCGCAAATACGGCGTCCTCCTAGACGACGCCACACTCCGCCAAAAGGCCCTCGAACTTGGCATCGTGTCCACCACCAAAGACGCCCTCACACCACAACAAAAAGTCCTCGCCGCACAAGCCGCCATCTACGAACAAACCGGAGCCGCGCAAGGCGACTTCGCAAGAACATCCGACTCGCTCTCAAACAAACAAAAAATCCTCAAAGCAGAATTCGCCAACGTCAAAACCGAGATCGGTATGGCCCTAGTGCCGGCCTTCACGGTCCTAGTTGACATCGTCGCCGACAAAATCCTCCCCGCGTTCAAAGCGTTCTCCGACTTCGTTGGCGGCTTCGGTGACACAATCAAAAAAGACGGCGTCTCAAACGCCATAGGCGGCGCGTTCGATAACGCCGTCACCTATCTCCAAACCGTCGCACTCCCGGCAATCTCCGAAGCACTCTCAAAAGTTGGGACCACACTTGTCGCATGGATAGGCCCGCGGATCATGCCAATGCTTGCCGCCCTTGGCGACTTCATAGCCAAAGCCGCCACATATCTCATCGAAGTCGGATTCCCAAAACTTCAAGACAAACTCATCGAACTAGGGTCCGCACTCATCGACTGGATTGAGCCAAGAATTCCCGACCTCCTCAAAAACCTCGGCAAATTCATGGCCGCGATGACCCTCTACGTCGTCACCGTCATCGTTCCGGGACTCGTAGAAACCGCCATCAAACTCGCCACCGCACTCACCGGATGGGTGATCCAAATCGCCCCCGAAGTTCTCAAAGGACTCGGACTCATGGCCCTCGAAATCCTGAAACTCATTCCAGTACTAGCCGGACAACTAGGCGGAAAGTTCCTAGATCTTGGCTTGTCTCTCGGTAAGTCAATCGGAAACGGGATCATCACCGGCGTCAACATGGCCCTAGACGCAATCGCCAACCTAGCCGTCGGACCCGTAGGCCGTTTGTTGTTGCCAGACATCAACATCCCGAACATTCCAAAACTTGCCAAAGGCGGCATCGTGACGGGCGGCGCAACCCTCGCCATGATCGGCGAAAACGGACCCGAGGCCGTGATCCCTCTCAACAAACTCGGCAACATGGGCAAGAACTACTCCATCACAGTACAAGCCGGAGTCGGAGACCCCCGAGAAATTGGCCGTCAAGTCGTCGACGCGATCAAACAATACGAACGCACCGCCGGCCCCGTCTTTCAGGCGGCCTAAATGTCCACCATCGCGCCGGCGATTGTCGAGATTGAATTCAACACCTCGTCAACTCTGCTCAACTTCGTCCTCAACGACGCGGTCAAAGGCGTCCTCAATAACACGACCTACAAACTTGGCGGCGTCGTCTTTGTCGACGTCACAAACCGCGCCTATTCAACCTCAATCACTCGAGGCAAAAACCAAGCCCTCGGCAGATACAACGCGGGAACGTGTACGGTCGTCCTCGATAACGAGCGAGCAGAGTTTGACCCCACCATCCCCGGACCACCATCAACCCAATACCCCTACGCCGGACAAATCATCCCAGGCCGCCGTATGCGCGTCACCGTCGGAACCGAGCGAATCTTCTTCGGCGTCGTACAAGATTGGGATCTGGACTATCCCCTAGACAAACGCGCAACCGCGACCGTCTTGGCCGCCGACGCATTCTCTCAAATTGCCAACCGCACACTCGCAACGACAACATTCGGAACAAACCTCTCGTCAACAATGCTCTCAGCCGTTCTAGATACCGCCGAGGTCGCGTTTGACCCAACACTTCGAGACATCCAGACGGGCGTCACAACGCTTCAATCAACAACCGTCACCGTAGGCCAAAACGCCCTCACATTCCTCCAACTCATTGAATCGTCCGAACCCGGGTCGCTATTCGTGTCTAAAGAAGGATTCCTCACATTCCGATCACGACGATATAACCCGACCTATTCGGGAGCGATTACCATCACCGACGACGGGACAAGCATCACCCCGCGAAGTATCGGCGTCGAGTTTGGATCAGAACTGCTCTACAACCGCGCCTCTATCACCCGCACCGGTGGCACCACCCAAGTCACCAACAACGCCACGTCACAAGAGTCCTACGGAATTTTTGCCTACAACGAGGAAGGGATGCTTATGTCGACCGACACGGTCGCGCTCTCTTTCTCTCAGTACTACGCCAACACATACTCACAACCCGTATTCCGGCCTCGAATCGTTGCGATTGACATGGCCGCACAAACAGGATCCAACCAAGGACTCGTCGCCGCCCTCGACATTGACGACCTCGTCCTCATCAAGTTCACCCCACCCGGCGGACAACTAATCTCAAAATACATGAACATCTCAGGCATCAAACACCGAATCTCCCCCGCGAACCATCTACTCGAGTTCGACCTAATTGACGCCGCCGAACAATCATTCGTCTACGGCGACGCGGCCATCTCTCCATCGTTGCAACCGTTGTCTCTACTAGACTCAAACCGATACGGCTTCTAGGAGGATCACATGGCTTCAGGATATAAAGCGTTCACCGCCTCAACAGTTCTCGACGCGGCAGATCTCACGGACTACTGCTCATCTCAAGCCGTCATGAGATTCGCCAACGCCGCCGGCCGTGACGCCGCTCTCACCGTCTCGATTGTCAAGGAAGGAATGATCGCCTACCTCCAAGACACCAACGTCGTCCAAGTCAACACGGACTCAACGACGACCGGTTGGAAACAGATATACCCCGTTATCACCGCCGGCATCACAGACGCACAAATCACCAATGCAAAAATGGCCGGATCTTCTGTTTCGTCTGCCAACATTATCGACGCCACAATTGTCGGCGGAGACATAGCGGCCGCCACAATCGCCGGCTCAAACATCGCCGCCTCAACAATCACCGGCTCAAACATCGCCTCCAATACGGTCACAAGCGCCAACATTCTCGACGGAACCATTATTGGAAACGACATCGCGGCCGCCACAATTACCGGGACAAACATCGCCGCCGGAACCATTACTGGATCAAACATTCAAGACGCAAGCATTACCGCGGCAGACCTAGCCGCCGGAACCGCCGTTACTAACCTCGGATTCACGCCGGTCCGACAAGGCGGCGGAACTGGACAAGTAGGAAACACCCTGAACATCGGTTGGAATGGCGCGGCGAACCTTCTTCTCCAAGTCGATAGCACAAACTTTGGAGCCACATGGCCGATAAATGTCAGCGGAAGCGCCGGCAACTCGGCACTCTTAGATGGCTATGACACAAACGCCGCGGCAAGTGTTGACACAATCCCAGTTCGTAACAATGTTGGAAGAATCAACGCGACCGGCTTTGTAACGGACGACTCAAGTCCTAACCAATTCTACAACTCGGGCACCCATACCCAGATCGGGCAATTTTGCGCCCGAGTTGTCAACGCTTCTACCGTCTACTCCGAAGCCGTCACGTCAGCCCGCGCCGTTCTCATCAACTCCGCCGGGACGCTTGGAACATCCGTCTCGTCTCGCCGCTACAAGGTCGATATCGAAACCCTCGAGGCAGAGACCGACAAAATTCTCCAACTTGAGCCCGTCACGTTCTACTACTTACCGGAAATGTATGAACCGGATCAAGACAAAAATCTCGAAGTTGGCCTTATCGCCGAACAAGCGGCCGAACTCGGCCTCGAGCAACTTGTCTACCGCAACCCCGCCGGAGAACCCGAAGGAATTGCCTACGAGAAACTAGCCGTCTACTTGCTCAAGGTATGCCAAAGCCAACAATCCCAAATCGACGCGCTCTCGGCTCGCCTAGACAAAATAGGAGCATAAAATGACCGTCAAGACTTTCGCCGTGGGTGAACTCGCCACAAGTTCGGACGTAAATGAGTTTCTAACTAACTCGGGCTTGGTCTACATCACACAAGCAACGGCATCGGGAACCGCACAATTCATAAATCTTGCGTCATGCTTCTCGTCTACCTACGACAGTTATCGAATTACCGTTACATCATGCGGATCAGCATCAAACGCCGTTTCGGTAGGTTTCCAAATGCTAAACGGCACAACGCCCTACACCGCCTCAAACTATAGTTTCGCGTTCGCGGGATATACCACTCTCGGAGGCTCATATAACGGCGGATACAACGCCGACACCAAAGCCTCCTTCATCAACTGTTACGGGGCCGTAATGAACGGCGGAGCGTCTTTCGATTGCCATCACCCATATCTAGCAAAACAAACGCAATTCCTCGGACATTCGACCGCAATCAACTCCGGTCTCAATGGTTACGAAATGAGAAGCGCGATGATGCTTGTCGAAACCGCCACAAGTTACGACGGACTCAGAATTACAACCACAGGCGGAAACCTGAGCGGAACTTTCACGGTCTACGGCTACCGCAAACCATAGGAAAACAATGAGCAACAACGAACCCCTCCTAGGCGACTTTCATGATTCGCTCACAGGCAAAACAATCACAAGAGAATTGACGCCCGAAGAAATAACGCAACTCGCCACAGAGACACAGATAGCCGAAGAATGATTCGCCGACTCCTACCCGTGATAGGAGTCGTCATTGCACTAATACCGGGAGCACAGTCCGCAAAGGCTACGACTCAAGGACTCACCGTTACCGGTTACATCATCACCGAGACACCACCCTCGCTAGATCTCTCAACACTCACCCAATGCGGCCAAGAGACACCCGAATTCATCAACATCGTCTATGAATACGACCCCATCGGGCAATGCCCCGACGACTTGTTCGTAGCCCACTATCAAGGCTTCATCACACTCCCAGAAGGTACCGAAACCGTCCGATTCTGGCTTGCCGCCGACGATGGAGGACTAATGAAAATAGCCGGTCAAGAATGGGGACAATGGGCCGATCAAGGATGCTCGGCATATGAGACCGAAGAGATCACAACACTTCCGGCGGGCGTACCCCTCACACTTGACGGACACTTCTACGAAAACAACGGCGGGACATGTTTTATGCTTGCATGGTCCCTAAATGGCGGAGAACTCACAATCGTCCCCCCGTCAGCCTTTACAACGATCGGCGCAACCTCACCGACCACAACCACAACGTCAACCTCGACCACAACTTCGAGCACAACAACAACCACATCCACGACATCCACGACCTCAACGTCGACAACATCCACAAGCACCACCACAACCGTCGCACCCACCACAACGACGACGCCGGCGACAACTTCAACCCAACCACGTCAAACCACAACCACAACAACCACAACGAGCACGACAAGCACGACAAGCACCATTCCGCAACCAACAACCACAACATCAACCACGGTCAGCGTCTCGACTTCCAGTAGTCCCACGACAACAACATCACCACAAACCACATTCCCGCCGTCAACCACAACATCAACATCATCGACGACGACAATAGCCCCACAACCCGACCAAACGGTCTACACCACCGCCCAAGCCGTCAACGTAGCAACCGACCCGGCACAAGTAGCCCAACTTTCAGCGAGTCAAGCCGAAGCAGTCTTTGAAACACTAAATATCGAAGAACTCACCGTCGAGCAAGCCGCCGCCGTCGTCGAAGCAGTCCAAGACGCACCGGTCGCCGTTCGTGAAGCCTTCGAGGACAAGATCAACATCTTCGGCGGCGCGGCCGACACCTACATCCCTCTCGGCTCAACTGTCCCGGTATCTACCCGGCGCGTTGTTATCATTACAACCGCACTCCTCGTATCCATGCCAACAATTCGCAAAAGGTAAATCATGCAATTCATCAAGGAGAACGTCTGGACGTGGGCCGGCACCGGATTAGCACTCATCACACTCTCAGGACCCGTACAGTCCAAAGCATTACTCATCACCGGCGTCGCTCTCTTAGTACAATGTGTTCTAGCCCTTTTCGTGAAAGACAAAGAATGAAACCCACCACAGTCATCGCCCGCATTGCGGCAGTATTCGGAACATCAGCACTCTCAGCCCTCGCCGGAGGAGCAATCCTTGGCGTAGATCTCGGCAAAGCCGCGGGGATGGCCGGATTCATGGCCGCCGCACAAGTTCTCGAGCGCGTTCTACGCGCCTACTACGAAGATGGCGTCCTCACCAAAGAAGAACTCGACTCCGCCATTGGCGGCAAGAAGTGACCAACACAAAACGCCCCTACACCGGCTTCGACAAAATCGGCACCGAAACCCATCCGGCCGCCAAAAAACTCTCCGAACTATTGACCAAACGATTCGGCGTGACATATATGGGCGGGCTTGTTGTACGCGTAATGCGATCAGCACCGGCAGCAATCCAGAAACTCGACGTCACCAATCCCGCCAACGCCGCCAAAGTAAAGCCATACATGAGCGTCCACGCATCCGGACGTGGAGTCGATACCGGCAGTCAAGACCCAAAAGTCCTAGAAGCCGTATTCAACTTTCTTGTCGACAACGCCGACGAACTCTTCATCGAGGAAGCGCACCAATACAACCACAAAGGCAAAGGCGCGACGAAGGCTTGGGGACGTGGTTTCCGATGCTCTCGTTCCGGAGGCAAAGACCGAGGCATCAAGGAATGGAACGCACAAGACAACGGCGGAACACCCGGCGGACTCTGGATCCACTACGAGGTCTCACCGCAAGCAGACGCCGCAACCCTAGAAAAAAACTTCCGGGCCATCCCCAAATCTTGAACCAAATCACCAACGACCGCGGCTTGGACGTTCGCGGTCGTTGACATAGCCAAGCCCTAGTCATTCTCGTCTATGGGCCGTTGTGAGAAGCCCGCGTCAATTCTTCATGGCGCGGGCTTCTGTGATACTTGACTTATGACGCCGAGTTCTGTACCGTCACATTCGTCGGAGTCCAAGCCGACAGAAACGAGAACACTATGGCCGATTACACCGACCGGATGGCCGACTACGTTGACGTAGCCGAGCGGATCCGAACCTTCCGGGAGAAACACCCCGAAGGCTCACTACAACCCCTAGACCTAGCCAAGCCCTACGAAATCATCACAATCGGAGACAAAACCTTCGTCGTGTACGTTGCGGCCGCATACCGCACACCCGACGACACCCGCCCCGGCGTCGGAACGGCATGGGAAACCTTCCCGGGAAAGACGCCCTACACCGCCGGATCCGAAATTCAAAACGCCGAGTCCTCGGCGTGGGGTCGAGCCATCGTTGCATCTCTGGCCGCCGACACCAAAAAGATTGCATCACTTGACGAAGTAGCGGCGCGGCGAGCCGAAAGAGAACATCCGGCAAGCCAACCCGCCAAGGCTCCGGCTCCGGTCGTCGCTAAAGCATCTACAAGCCTCCCAGAAGGCGGAGGACACCCACTCGCCACCATCGCCCAACAAAACGCAATCAAGGCGATCTCGAGAGCCCTCGGCAAGGTTCCACCCACTTCGCTCGATCAGATCAGCAAAGGCACCGCGAACATAATCATCCAACAACTCAAAGAAGAACAACAAGCGCGGGAGGAATCATGACCGAGCAATTCATCTTCGACATCATGATCCAACTACTCATCGTCATAGCGTTCCCGACATTCGCGCTATCAGTACTTGCCGAACGAGCAAGAAAGAAGGACCGCAAGTGATGACCGACTATCCAAGACTCCAGACCGTCCGGTGCGCGATATGTGACGCCCAAATCACTCTCATCATCGAACTTGTGATCCGTACACCACTCATCCGAGACGGACTCAACCCGCTCCCATTCGACCCGGAACCCACCGTCCTCGACGGATGCCACCACTTCTACGATCGAGAGGCCGAGAATGACCGAGGTTAGATCGAGCGAATACTTCGCAATCATCCCCGAATGGGTAGTCCACTCGGACATCTCATCGAACGCGGTCCGGCTCTACGCCGTACTCAACCGGTTCGCCAATACAAACGGCAAAGCATGGCCAAGCCGAAAAACCATTGCCGACATCATGCACACCTCGACCGCGACGGTAGACCGAGCCAAAGACGAACTCGTTGAAATCAAAGCCCTAACAGTTGAGCACCGCATGACACCACAAGGAGATCCATCGAGCAATATCTACACCCTTCACACCTCCTCACCCGTGACGAAGGGTACCCCCAAGGTTGAGGATACGGGTATGGCCACCGGTGACGCACTAAACAGAGACAGTATGAAACAGAGAAAGAAAGACGCTCCGCCACCGGTGAGAACATGCCAAGAATGTCTCGGCAAGTTCCGAACAGGCTTCGAAAACCCAGACGAAGAAGGACGCTCCCACATATGGGACCCCGACCATCAGACTCTCGTCGTCTGCCCCGACTGCTTCGGATTCGGATCAACATGATCCACGAACCCAAGAAAGTCAAGAACGGCCTCCTAGACATACTGGCCGACTCATCCATCGACCCCAAAGAAACAATCCGCGACGCCATTGCACTTATCCGGCAAATGGAAGGCGACCTACGCCGCCAAGGATTCAACGAATACAACGAGAAAGAAGAAACCCAATGACCGAACAACACGTCCTAAACGAACTCTATCGAGCCCAAGCGGACCTCGAGAAAGCCCAAGCCCTCGTCTACGTCTACCAAGACGTCGTCAAAGCCGCTTCCCGGATGCTTCGCCACATAGACGCCGAAAGCAAGATCACCAAGACCTCCGGAGGCCCGTACACCATGGCCGTCGACAACCTCCGCCTATCCCTAGCCTTCGTCCTGAATCCCAACGGAGACGCCGAATGAGCCTTCAACCGTCACTATTCGACCCCATGCCCCTCGACACCATCATCCCGGCGACTAGGCTCGTAAGAACCAACGACCCACATACCTCACACGAGACCGCCGCCGACGCATCGCGCCGCGGTCCTTCACAAAGGAGACGAGTATGGGAAGCCCTCAAACACCTCGGCGACGCCACCGACTACGAACTATCCGAACACCTCGGAATCCTTCGAGCCTCAGCCGGCAAAAGACGACAAGAACTTGTAGACCTTGGCCACGTCGTAGAAACACCATTCAGACGAAAGACCGACACCGGATCTCTCGCTATTGTTTGGCGTCTGTCATTGTCATCGCCGTACTATCCAACGGAACGCCAGTCCAAGCCAAAGACGACCACTCCATCTACGGAGGAATAATGAAAGACGATTACTACTCACAACTCTCCGTCTGTGAGACGTCGGGCAATTGGAACCACTCGACCAAGTCCTACACGGGAGGACTCGGAATCCATCGGCAGACGTTCGCCAGATGGAGCAACTACAACTCCGCCAAAGGACTAACACCACGCCAACAAGTCAAAGTAGCCGACGCCATAGCGTTCCTAGGCCACACACAACGCGACGGCGTTCACATCTGGCGCGTGGGACCGTTTGGTTGGGGCGCGGTCCGTAACGGATGCGGAAAGATGCTCCAGATGATATGCGCGGCGAAACACCCCAAAGTCATCCGATACTCCTCCCGCGCTTGTCGGCTTGCCAATGGCTAGGAAACCGCAATACTCCGGACCATGGAGAACAGTACGAAAGAAAGTTCTAGAACGCGACGGCTACTCATGCCAGATCAGGACCCAAGGATGCACACAAGAAGCAACCGAAGTCGATCACATCTTGCCCGTCTCAATGGGTGGCGCGTGGTACGAAGAAGAAAACCTCCGCGCCTCGTGTTCAAGATGCAACAACAACCGAAATATCAAAGTTCTAGTCAAATCGTCGCGACAATGGTGATCCAATTTTTCCCGGGGGCCCCGCCGACACCCCGACGTAGTTCCATGAATTTATATTCGATTGGTCAAGTGTTCTCAAAATGACCCCAAGACAATCAGCGCCAAAACCAACGAAACGGGCACAATCGCCAACAAAATCAACGAAACCAAAAGAATCGGAAACAATCGAGCAAAAGTCGAACCACGGTCAAAACCGCGAAGCGACCGAAACCACGATCAAAGCACTCCGAGACGACGGTCTCATCTCAGAAGTAGACGCCGCCCGGGTCCAGATCGTTCGGAGCCTTGCATCCTTAGCAGACGCCGAACCGGACAATCCGGTCGTCTGGCGAGAATATCGACTAGCAGAACAAGCACTACGAAAGGAAACCGAAGCACATGGCGACCCGTTCGACAAACTCCTCGCCGACATCACGGCCGAGATGGGCAACGAAAAGAAACAAAAAACGACCAACCCGAGGAAATGAAGTTGCCAAGGTAGCCGAACTACTTGGGACGCCATTCATGAAATGGCAAAGAGACATCGCCGACATAGCCCTCGAGATGGTCTTAGACGAAAACACCGGTCTCATGGTGCCCGCCTATCGAGAGATCAACGTCCTAGTACCTCGACAATGCGGCAAGACAACACTCTGTCTCTCTCTCGAGGTACAACGGGCTCTCCTATGGGGACGTCAACAGACAATCGGCTACACCGCTCAAACCGGATGGGATGCCCGACGGAAACTTATTGACGATCAAGTCCCCGCAATTGAAAACTCAAAACTCTCTGCCAGTCTCAAACGCGTCTATCGCGGAGCCGGAGCCGAGGCGATTCACTTCAAGAACGGATCTCGTATCGACGTCATGCCATCATCACCGGCCGCCGGTCACGGTCGCGTCATTGACTTCGGGATTATCGACGAAGCGTTCGCCGACGAAGATGATCGCCGTGAAGCCTCGCTCCTTCCGGCAATGGCTACCAAACGAGACGCCCAACTCATCGTCATCTCAACCGCCGGAACCCAAGCGTCCCTCTATCTCAAACGTAAAGTCGAAAAGGGTCGCCAGATGGTCGACTCCGGCGTAGAAACCGGCGTCGCCTACTTTGAGTTCAGCGCCGACAACGACGACGACATTGACGATCCAAAAGTCTGGAAGCGCACAATCCCCGCCATGGGATTCACGATTGACGAAAAGGTAGTCGCACATGCTCGAGCCACAATGACCGAAGGAGAATTCCGACGGGCGTACCTTTGCCAATGGACCGTCCTCGACGATGCCGCAATCCCCGCCAAGTACGTCCTCAAAGTATTAGACGACAAAACCGCGCCATCCGGTCGATTGTCCTTCGGGATAGACGTCGCAATGGATCGGTCCTATGCCTCGATATGTGTCGCCGATGAGACCGGGCGCGTCGAACTCATCGAACACCGCGAGAGCGTCTCATGGGTAGTAGATCGCATTTTGAAACTATGGCGCGAACACAAAGGCTCAATCGTTGTCGACGGATACTCACCCGCCAATAGTCTCGTCGACCGTCTCGAGACCGGTGGCGTACCCGTCACCCGATACACACTTCGAGACATGACGTCCGCTTGTGGACTCTTCTACGACGCCGTCCTAGACGACGCCATCCGGATCAGACCGAACGCATCTCTCGAGTCCGCCATTGCCTCAGCCAAGCGGAAACAAATGTCAAGCGGCTATCTATGGAGCCGTACCGTAGACGCCGCCGACTTGACGCCACTATTTGCCGCGACCCTGGCCTATCATCACGCAACCAACCGAACACCAACCGACACCTCAAGGAGCCGCATCTACTAATGAAACACCTACCCACAATCCTCCAAGGTCTAGGGACTATCATTGTCGCCATGGCCCTCACGCTCGTCTCACCGCCTCTCGGCCTCGGCTTCGCCGGAGTCGCGCTCGTCATCTTCGGCATTGCCGCCGAAAGGTCATAAAATGCTCAACCGTCTCCTCACAAAACCAAGTCAAAAGCGCGGCGCGTATGTCGACAGTCAAGGACGCATCTCCCGGACCATTCTCGACACCTACGCCGGCGTCCCGGTAGACACCGAAACCACATTGTCAGTCCCGGCAATCTGGCGGGCGACAACAATGATCTCGGACTCGATTGGCGTCTTGCCGTTGTACGCATACCGGCACAATCAAAGAATCGAACCAACACCCCGACTACTTGAGCGTCCGAACCCTCTCGAAACCCGAGTCGAAACCATCTCGGCAATGGTCGCCGCGCTAATCCTCCACGGAAACTACGTCGCCATCCTCGGCGAACTAGGACCAACGGGATACCCGGAATCTATCTACCCGGTCTCACCCGAGAGAGTCATGATCCACAAAATCAACGGAAACAAAGTTTTCACCATTGACCAAGTCGACTATCAAGCCTCCGAGATCTTCCACGTCAAAGGCTTTTCAATGCCGGGAGACGTTGCCGGAATCGGAATTATCGCCGCCCAACGCCAAGGCATCGCCGCCGCCGTCGCGGTTATGGAATACGCCGCCAGATATTTCGACGGCGGAACTATGCCCTCGTATGTCATCAAATCAGCGAACCCGGACCTCACCGAGGACGAAGCCGATCTCCTAAAATTGAAATGGATGGAGCACTACTCCGGCCGATCACGCCGTCCCGCCGTTATGAACTCGACGACAACCGTCGAACCATTGACCGCCAACGCGTCAGACTCTCAACTTGTAGAAGCGCGAAACCAAGCCATCGCCGATGCCGCCAACATCGTCGGCATCCCCGGCAACTTCATCGGAGCCCCAAACACCTCTCGGACCTACACAAACACCGAACTCCAAGGCATCGAATACATCAAAACATCCCTCGCGCCCCTCACGGCCCGCATCGAGGCCACATTCACCGACTACATCCCGCGAGGCCAAACCGCCGAATTCTCTTTCGACTCACTACTTCGCGTCGACACCCTCACCCGATACCAAGCCCACAAACTCGCCCTCGACTCTGGCTTCCTAACAGTTGACGAAGTCCGAAATCTCGAAAACCGAGAGCCATACAACACCCCGACCGACATGGAGGAAATGACATGATCGAAACCCGCGCCTATGAAACCGACCTAGAAATCAGAACGACCGGAGACGGCCGGACCATATGCGGGATATGTGTCCCGTACAACGTCGAACAAAGAATCAACTCAAACCTCGTCGAAGTGTTCAAGGCCGGCGCGTTTTCCCGCGTCATCCCAAACGCTCACCGAGTCAAACTTCTCGTCGGTCATGACTCCCAAGCCCTACCGATTGGTCGCGCCACTTTGCTCCGTGAAGATACGAACGGCCTCTATGGAGAGTTCAGAGTTTCAAAAGGCAACCGCTCAGACGACATCTTGGAACTTGTGCGAGACGGAGCACTATCCGAACTTAGTATCGGATTCCAACCCCTAAAAGACAACAGACGCAAAGACGGCGTCGTTGAGCGAATCGCCGCACACCTCGCCGAAGTCTCCCTCGTAACTTTCGGCGCATACGGCCACGCCGCCCAAGTCGTCGGAGTCCGCGACCAATCAAGCACACCCAACCTCGACGCGATTGAGAGCCTTCTTCGGGACTTGAAAAAATGAGATCAACACGAACCACGGTCGGCACAACCGCGACCCTCCTCGTCGATAAAGATGACATCAACCGCGAAATCTATATCCACGCCGTCTCAAACACGACGGTCTATCTTGGCGGGCCAACCGTCACAACTTCGACCGGCTTCATCTTCGAAAAAGACGACGGATTCCTCAAAGTCAATATCCCAATCAACGAGACTCTCTACGCAATTGTCGCCACCGGAACCGAATCCGTCTCGGTCCTTCTCCCGGACGCTTAGATCATGCCCTACACCATCACTACCGGACTCTCTGCTTGTAACGGCTACGCCGTCGTCAAAGACGAGGACGGCGAGATTATGGGATGTCACAAAGGTCAACTCCAAGCAGAGCAACAAATGGCCGCGCTCTACGCCGCCGAAGATGACACCGAGGACGTCGCGGAAAGTCACGACAACTCAACCGACCACATGACAGACCCAACACCAAATCGAAAACTCGCCGAAGAAATACTCGCAAGCGTCTCACGCGCCGACTAGTATCAAAATATCCGGCACCCCACCGAATCGAGTCGAGCACCCCGCACCGCGGCAACCTCCACCGGTTACGAAGTAGGCACCCCGTCCCAACACAATCAAAAGGACACCCTATGAATCAGTTTCTAACCAACCTTCAAGAGAACCGGTCGTCAAAGACCACTCTCATCGACTCAACACTCACACGCGCCGCCGACGAAAACCGTGACATCACGGACATCGAACTCGCAAACATCCAAGCCCTCAAACTTGAAATCGAAAAACTAGACGAGCGCATCGAGCAAATCGCCGACATCGAGATCCGCAAGGTCAAAGCGGCAGAACTCGCCGCCACAATCGACGGCAAAACCACCGAGACACGTTCGGCCGCTCCCGCTCGAGTAATCAGCGAAGAACCGACCTATCACGAACGCTCCGGAAACAACTTCCTCGCCGACGCAATGGCCGCCGAATTCGGTGGATCATACGACGCCCGCGAACGCATCACCCGCTATCAGCGCGAAACACTCGAGACTCGTGACTCAGGGACTAGCAACTTTGCCGGCCTTGTAGTTCCTCAGTACCTCGTCGATTCGTTCGCCGGTCTCCGTCGTGCCGGTCGCCCAACTCTTGACATCTCCGTAAATTCGGCGCTTCCTAATTCTGGAATGACTCTGAATATCGGTCGCCTCACAACTGGAGTCACTTCATACGTTCAGGCATCAGAGAACTCAGCACCAACAGAGTCAAGCCCAGACGACACACTCCTCACGATCAACGTGAACACCGTGGCGTCAATGTTCGACCTCTCAAAGCAAGCAGTCCTCCGTGGAACAGGAATTGAAACTCAACTCCTCGGCGACGCGGTCCGGTCATATCAGACAAAAGTCGACGGCCTCGCATTGAACGGCTCCGGCTCATCTGGCGAACACCGCGGAATCTTGAACACATCAGGCATCAACGCGGTCACATATACCGACGCGAGCCCGACCTATGCCGAGTTCTTCCCTAAGTTGGTTGACGCGATCACTCAGATCTCTTCAAACTTTTACGGATCAGCGACTCATATCGTCATGCACCCGACATTCGCTTCGGTGCTCCTTCGTGCGCTTGACGGCTCAAACCGTCCACAGTTCACAAGCAACCTCGGAAACCCAATGAACGCCGCCGGATCATTCCAACGCCCCGGCTACGACCTTGGTGGATTCCAGATTCTCGGAATCCCGGTTGTCTTGGACGCAAATATGCCGACAAACCTCGGAGCAGGAACAAACGAAACCGCGGTCATCGTCGGAAACTTTGACGAGTCCTACATCTTCGAGGACAACT